CGAGGTGCATAACTTTAAAGCTAAGTCCTTATCCGGTATCATGAACAAGTCACGTGAAGCTGAGTTTCGATTTGGTACCACAGGCACACTGGATGGAACTCAGACACATAAACTTGTGCTGGAAGGATTGTTTGGACGTGTCTATAATGTAACTACAACTAAAAAGCTGATGGATGCTGATACACTAGCCCAATTGAAGATTAAAGTCCTACTGCTTAAGTACCCACCTGAGGTGTGTAAGGACATTATAAATAGTAAGGATTACCACTACGAGATTGACTACCTTGTTGGTAACGTTAAGCGCAACCGATTAATCCAGAACCTAGCGCTAGACCAAGAAGGTAACACGCTTGTTCTATTCCAGTTTGTAGAGAAGCACGGCAAGATTCTTTATGATATGATTAAGGATAAGGCACATGAACGGCGTAAGGTTTTCTTTGTATCAGGTGAGGTCGATGCTGAGGTCCGAGAGGAAATACGTGGGATCGTCGAAAAGCAGAAAAATGCTATCATTGTTGCTAGCCTTGGCACGTTCTCCACAGGCGTAAACATTAAGAATCTACATAACATTATTTTTGCTTCGCCATCCAAGTCTCAGGTTAAAGTACTGCAGTCCATTGGACGAGGATTAAGAAAGTCTGAGGATGGCAGAGCAACTACGCTGTATGATATCGCTGATGATATGCATATGAAACAGAAGAAGAACTACACTCTCCTTCATGCAATTGAACGTATGAAGATCTATAAAAGAGAAAAGTTCGACTATGACGTATACGAGGTAACGTTATGATTGATGAAGAAGAAGTAGTAAACGAAGAAGATGCCGTAAAGGTATTTAAGCTCATCACTGGCGAAGAGATCGTTACCCGAGTTGCTAAAGTTACGGAAAACTTTTTTGTAATTGAAATACCATTAGAGATCAGGTATAACTCTGTAGAGCAAAGACTGTTCTTATCAAGATGGAAGATGGGTGCTGACTACAGTAAGGTCATGACACTATCCGGCGCGGCTATTGTATCTGTGTCAGGTCCCGAAGAGATTGTATTGGAAAACTACTTTTCATACAGAGAGCAGCTAGTTAAAAGCTTAAAGGGAGATATTGAACCTGAACCAGATCCAGAACCTGAATATGAACAGATTATAATCACTAGTGATGAGGATACTCCAACAATGCATTAGTTGGTATATTCCTCCCTCCCCAACAGACTACTTATTATATACCATTTTTTGCAGATTGTAAACAAAAAAATATAGTGTACATTTTATATTTTTTGGTATATAATACTAAAATCGATAAATCCTTTAAGGTATCAAATTTATGGCTCGCAAAAAGCACAAAGACAATTATATCAATAATAAAGACTTTTCTGCAGCAGTTTGCGATTATGTAGAGTCTTATAACTCGCACAACGGTTCCGATAAGCCGATTGTTCCAAACTACATAGCTTTAGGATTTAAGCAGATAGCCGAAGGACTTTCACATAAGCCGAACTTCATCGGCTACTCCTACAGAGATGAGATGGTCATGGATGCCATCGAGAACTGCCTTCGTGCCATCCGCAACTATAACATCGAAGCAGCCACACGTACAGGTAAACCAAATGCTTTTGCTTATTTCACTCAGATCTGTTATTATGCCTTTCTTCGGAGAATTGCCAAGGAAAAGCGCCAGAAAGAAATCAAAGACGAACTGATCGATAACGGCTACGCCTCAGATCTGTTTGAGATAAATAATAATCAAGACGAATATTCCAAGCAGATCACTATGTCTTATGTTGAAGAAGTTAAGAATAAGATGCGCGATCAGTTAGAAATGACCGATGAAGAGTATGTGAAACCCCAAGCTTCTTTGCCTAAGCGCAGAGTTCGTAAGACCAATGATTCAGACTTGACGGAGTTTCTATGAAGAATTATAAGCTAAAAGAATTTATCGAAGTGGTTGAAAGCGCAGACATTATTTACGGTGAAGTTTCACTTAACGCAGCAACTAAGATTCCTGCACGTGTTAAGAAGAAGTCCGTACTCGATGCGCTTAAATCAATCAAGAAAGAAACACTCTACATGACTTCTATCGGTTACTATGGTGACCTGAAAGAAGACAAAAAAGGACGAAAGATTTTAAAGGTGCTATAATGACAGACGACATCTTTGACTTTGGATTTACTATCGTCGATGAACAGGAACTGGAGGTTGTACAGAAAACAGCCGAGAGCGCAGCGACAGCTGAAGCCACTGCTACATCGTACGAGGAAAAAGTAAACAAGCTCTACAATGCCATCCTACCTCTCCTATCCAACCTAAAGAAGAATCCTGAAAAAGACTACATCTACTGGCCTAATCGAACTGAAAAGGTTGAACAGTTTGAAGATATGATCGCCAACATTATTAAGTGAGTTAAATGAAAATTGCAATATTGAATGATACTCATTTGGGTATCCGGAACTCTTCCGATATATTTCTAGATAATGCCGCACAATTCTATACTAAAACATTCTTTCCATATCTATTAAGTCATAACATCAAGCAGGTCCTTCATCTAGGAGACTACTACGATAATCGTAAGGCGATTAATATCAAGGCCCTTCATCACAATCGTAAGTATTTTCTAGAGCCTCTTCGTGGTATGGGTATCCATATGGATATTATTCCAGGTAACCATGACACGTTTTTTAAAGACACTAATACTCCTAACTCTCTCAAAGAGCTGCTAGGCTTCTTTATCAATGAAGTCAGTATCATTGAGAAGCCTACAGTCATGCAGTATGATTCTTTAAAGATGGGCCTAGTTCCATGGATGAACAAGGAAAATGCAGATGAATCCATGAAGTTTATTCAGACATGCTCTGCTAACATGCTGGCTGGTCACTTTGATATCTTAGGATTTGAGATGATGAGAGGTATTAAGTCTGATCACGGTATGGATTCAAAAACTTTCTCTAGGTTTGAGATGGTTATGTCCGGTCACTACCATACCAAAAGCAGCAGAGATAACATTCACTACCTGGGCTCTCAGATGGAGTTCTTTTGGTCTGACTGCAACGATAAGAAGTACTTTCATGTTTTAGATACAGAGACTAGGGAGCTGTGGGCTATTCCTAACCCTCATACTTTGTTTAAAAAAGTGGTGTACAATGATACGAAATATGATTATAATAGAGTACCTGATTTTTCTGGACACTTTGTCAAGGTAGTGGTAGTGAACAAGACCAATCCTCAGATGTTTGAATCCTTTATCGATAGGCTGCAGGATCAGAACTTACATGATTTAAAAATTGCAGAAAATTTTGACCATATAGTTGGACACGACGAATCAGCTAACCTCGTTCTCGATGACACTGAGACCCTTCTAGATGGTTATATTGATGCAGCGGAGACTAGCTTGGATAAGCCGTACCTGAAACAAAAAATGAGAGATCTGTACACAGAAGCACAGTCGATTGAGATTTTATGATTCAATTCAATTCAATTAGGTGGAAAAACTTCTTATCCACTGGCAACTCATTTACAGAGATCAAGCTGGATTCTGTATCTACTACACTTATCGTAGGCGGAAACGGGGCCGGTAAGTCTACTATGCTGGACGCCTTATCCTTCGGTCTGTTTGGTAAGCCGTACCGTAACATCAATAAGCCACAGCTGGTAAACACCATCAACGGTAAGGATTGTACGGTAGAGGTTGAGTTCACTGTAGGACCTAATCATTATAAAGTGGTTAGAGGTATCAAACCTACTATGTTTGAGATCCACCGTAACGGTGAAACGTTTAACGAGACGTCTCATGCTCGAGAGTTTCAGAAGATGCTTGAGCAGAATATTCTTAAGCTCAACCACAAGTCCTTTCACCAGATTGTAGTTCTAGGATCATCTTCCTTTATTCCATTCATGCAGCTTTCTGCCAGCCAGAGACGTGAAGTGATCGAAGACCTGCTGGATATCAACATCTTTTCCAAGATGAATAGCATCTTGAAAGAAAGCATCAGTACCATTAAGGATAAGATTGATGATAAGCACCATCAGATCGATCTGGTACGCAGTAAGATTGAAATGCAGCGGAAGTACATCCGTGATATCAAGAACCTGAACGAGGAGAAGATTCGTGAGAAACAAACCGAAATCACGACGCAAGAGGATACAATTGTCCAGGTCAATGCTGAAAATGAAAAAATACAAGAAGCTCTCCAGACGACGTATGATCAGACAGAAGAACTTCTCAGAGTGGCTAATGAATCTGCCGGAGTGGCCAGAGGAGAAGCAGCCGGACTGAAGAAAGAAATTTCAACCCTAGTTAAAGAGAGTAAGTTCTTCGATGATAACGATGTTTGTCCGACTTGCACGCAACAGATTACTGAAGACATTAAACACGAGAAAAAGACGGAGATTGCAAAGAAGGCCGAGGAAGTCCAGAGCTCGTATCAGAAGGTAAACGACGACCTTAAAACTTTTCAAGAACAAATAGAGAAACTTACTAATGAATCATATGAACAGCAGGCCCTTAGCTCTGACCTTAATCAGAACAATCTTAAAATCTCTTGGGCACGTGAAGCAATCTCTAAACTTGAAAAAGAGATTACACAAATATCTGGTACCAAAACAAACATCGTGGAGGCAACCACTGAGCTAGATAACTACATTGATGAGAAGGATTCTCTGATCACTGAGAAGATGGAACTGGACCAGGAGCATGACTACTCCAAGGCAATGA